AATCAAATCCTGGACGAAATCAAACTTGAAGGCCAGCAAGTAAGCCCTCAAGTATCACCACAGGAATTTGCAGCTGAATTTAATAAACAATATCGAGAAGAATTAAATGATGAACTTGCGTTAGTTGATAACGCTCGCCAACGAGCAGAACTACGTGGTGAAGAAACGCGTGAAATTGGTGAGGATATTGAATCTCTCCTAACTGGTGGAATTGCCCCAATTGAAACCACAATGCGTGGCAGGCAGCTACGTGGTGGCAAGCCTGGCATTACAGGTGACATTGCTTACCTTGACGAAGCTGGACGCTTTGCTTCTGCAGATACCGGTTTAAAAGCACGCCAAGAACAAGGTCCACAATTTGAAGAAAAAGCTAGGACCCTCAATCGTCTGCGTAGTGCTTCTGATGAAGAATTAACTTACATCCTTCAAAAGAATCAACAAGCCCTTGCAAACAACCAGCCGCGTACCCGCCTGGAAGCAGATACCGCTCGCCTTGCGTCTGAAGTACTGCGCTCCCGTGCAGTCAATAATCTAGAGCCTACGCAACTTCAACTTAATGCTCTTGAGCGTGCCCAGGCATCCGTTGATCTCTCGCGCCAAATCCTTAATCAAGCTCGTAATCAACGTCCCACACTTGCTCCAGGCCCCGCACAAGATGTTGCTCGGTCAATGGAAACATTGCGCCGTGGCATGATTGTTGAACCATCTGAGCCCTTGCCAGAATATCCTTCTGTTCAACAATTACGTACGGGCTACGTTTCGGAAGAAAAAGGAGACATTGGTCCAATCCTTGGTGCACCCGATGTTTATACCGGTGCTGCAGCCGAAGCCGCAGGCCCTGTAATCTTTACTGGAAAGAGCAAAGCCAATACTGTAATTCGTGGCCCTCGCATCACAGGTGCAGTTGAAACTGCTACTGGACGCAGATACCTGACTCAAGACAACCCCGATGTTATTGGCACCGTTTATAACGTTGCTGGTACACCGCGTAATCGCGCTATTGCCGCACAGGTTGAGCAGAACGCACAAAATTTCTTAGCTGATGCTCTTGCTGGTGGTCTGCAGCAAAAAGCAATTAGCACACCAGAAACTTACGTCACTCCTGGCCGTGAACCAGGCCCTCTGTTACCACCACAACAAGGGCCTCGCATTTCTCCCCTGAGCCTGGCGGGATCCCTGGGACTCCCTGGCCAAGAACCCAGTAAGCGCACTGGCTACACTCAATATCGCCCAGGCCGGAGTGTTGCTGCACCCATCAGCCCATTCATTGGTGACATGCCAGGTGGCACCGTAATTGCAACGCTTCAAACACCAAGCAGACCTGTTCCTGCCGGTAGAGACATTGGCGCTCGCCCTGGAACAATGGACCTGACTCGCCGTGGAGAGAAAGCTCGTTATTACAGCCAAGTTCCCCAGACACAATTTATTACCGGTATGGAGCCAGCTTCTATTGGCCCTCTAACCCAATCACCTGGTCTAGCTCGTATTGGTGGTTATTACGAAGATCCGATTATTGGTGCTGGTCGTAAACAAATTATCCAACCAACATCAATTGGCCAGCGTATTGCATATCCCCATATGACACCACTGCGTCAGGCACCTGATTACTCTGGTAACATTGCAACCAACATTCCTCGTTATGGCATTGGCGGAGAAGATTGGCAAAATGATTTAATGCGCTCCGCGTTTAGGCGTGGTGGTCCTATGAGGACCTATCGCGCTGAGCCTTGATAAAATAAAAAAAACTTAGAAAACATAATGGCTGAAAAGAAAAAGAAAAAGTGGATTCAGGGGATGCAGATGAAGGAAGGTGCCTTCACTGCTAAAGCAAAAAAGAAAGGTATTACCACTGCTCAACTTCAAGAAAACGTCTTGTCTAATCCTGAAAAATATGATGAAAAAACTGTAAAGCAAGCAAACCTTCGCAAAACACTAGTAGGATTACACAACAAGAAAAAACAAGATAAGTAATACGTCATGCCTAGAGATGCACGTTTAGAAGCTTCCGATTATTTTGACGGTACTTTTGAACGTAAAAGAAAATTAAATTACAATGAATTGTTCCGGGTTCCAGCGGAGCGCGTTGGACAAGAGTCCCCCTGGAACCTCAACCATTTCACTTCAACTGATTTCGTAAGTCGCATACGAGCGCGAGAAAGAGTTCTTAATCCCCGCAAAGGATTTGTCAATCCAGAAAACCCTCAACAATCTGAAGGTTTTGTTGGCATCGGACGATTTAATCCCGATGATCCGGAAAAAGGTTATGACTTTAATAATGGCAGGCCAATTACTCGTTCTTTTCGAGAGGATCCAGATTTTAATCCTTTGTGGGTTGAAAAATTTACTTTAAGTCCAGTGCGAAACCCAGATGATGATCTGGTTAAAACAATGCCAAATATTAATAATCCAGATCCTCAAAACTTTTTGGCAATACGTGCCAAGCAGCAAGCTGAAGAAGATTCGGGCGCAGAACCAACGGCAGAACAGGTTATTAAATCAAAAGAGTTTACAACAAAAGAAAATGAAACCACTGGTGCAAAAGTTGAGAAAGAAGAAGAGGCTCTTGCTTAAATTTGCCTGAAATATAATCAAATAAAAGGTAATTAATATGGCAGTGCGCCCAGGTGCATTTCAAAATTTAGGGACTGCTCTTAATTCCCTTAAGGAACGCCTTGGTCGCGTTGGTATTGGTACTCCGCCTGTCCAGCAGGTTCGTGTTACGGGTCCTGGTGTATCTAATGTTCAAGCCGTAGCACAAGCTGCGCAACCCTTGGTGGGAACAGGAGCACGTCAAATTGCCGAAGTCTTATTACCAAATGCCCTGGTAACAGGCGGACTTACTTTAGTTGGAACTGGAGATCCCCTTCAAGCTGCGGGAGCTACAGCACTTGATCTGGGATTAGGTGCAGGTGGTCTTGCCTTGGCCGGTAGGTTTGCTCCAGGGCGCCTAGGAACGTTGACCCATGTCAATCGTAAAGGCGAAACAGTCACAGACAAAATTTACAGGCCATCAATTCCACAAGATGTTGCACTTACTCTTACTCAGGGCGCCACTTCAATGATCATGGCGGGTATGCAAAAACCTTATCAGCCTCAAGGTCAACAGCAAGTTGCAGCTCAACAGGATGTACAACGCGTTGCGGTAAATAATTTACAACAAGAAATGAATGTTCCTGGAACTCAATTCCAATTACAAGGTTTGCCTAGTCGGGTTGTAACAGGCGAATCTTCTTATGTGCCAGCTAATGCCTTAGATCCCTATGGGCTATCGCGAGGTGCACTCTAATGTTTGCTCGTGCTGCCCAAGGTTTAACTGATATTGCTTACAACCTTGCCGAAAAGGTACAGCCATTTGCGCAAAGCTATGCCTCTGGATTACGTAAGGCAGATGCTGCTCAACGCAAACTAATCCGTACTACGGGTTATGGCCAGAGTGTTCTTGATCCTCGCTATAGCCAAGCCGTCAGGGGACAAGGTGTTGCTTTTAAGAAAGATCCGGTTGAATTCCTTGGTGCTTATTCATCGCGTCTCTTGGTAGATGTCGCTAATGATGGAACGCGTACTTATTTTTGGCGTCTTAACCATCCTGTTGCCCTTTCCCAAGCAGTCAGTGATAAGTACATGGGAGATTACACAAAATCTCCCACAGGTCAAGCATTAGTCAGAGCAAGTATCGGCCTACCAGCTATCGCTGTCGCTGGTACGTATGACATTACAAATCCCGAGGAACAATTCAGGCCCAGGGGTTATGCCCAACGTTATGCAGAAGTTGGTTCAGATGATCGCCGTACTACAACACAACCAGGTGCTGAAATGTTTGAGCGTTTCTTCCTGGGACGCACTGGTGATCCATTGAAATATGAAACAGCTAAAAAAGAAATTCCCGACTTAACACCAGAGCGTTACAGTAATTATCAACGTTTTCTGTACCAAGACAAAGGCTTGCTTGGACTTGGTGTTATCAAAGGCACCATGGAAAACCTTGAAGGTAAGCCCGAGGTACGGATGCTTGGTTTCCCAATGGGTATTCCAATGGTGGCCGGATTTGCTGGTGGATCTATTGCAGCCAAAGCATCATTAAAACGCGATGCACAAATCCCGCGAACAGGTACTCCAGCACAACGTTTAGCCCGTGGTGCAGCAGCAGGTCTTGCTGGTTCTGTTGGCGGCATACTTATTGGTAATGTAACCAATGAAGTCATTGCTCGTGCCAATCGGCCTACCTATCCTTCTACTTCTCAGTACGATCAAAATATAAGCTGATAAAATTAAGGTACCAAGAAAATAATACGTATTCATGGCCCAAGGTACACCCCAACTGCCCCCTGGGACTACGTCGGCAGATCCGGGACTTTTTCAAAACTTAATGAACCTACTTGGCGGTTTCCCTGACTCCCGCTTTGCTAGGTACGGTGCAGGCGCAGGTGCTGCAGTGGGGCAGTTTGCACAAGGTGATATTGCAGGTGGCATTGGTGCTACGGCAGGTACCGTTGTTGCAGGTAAACTTCTCGGTGGCCTTGGCGCTGCTGTTCCTAATCCAGTTCTTCGCGGCGCTCTTCAAGTAGGCGGTAGCCTCCTTGGTGGTAGCCTTGGTGCCCAACTTGGCAAGGGCACTGCTGCTCTTGGCGGTCAATTAGTTGGTGGTACGCAAGCTGCAGTAAGTGATGCAGCCTCTGCAGTTGCAGGTGCTCAACGTGAAGCAGGCACCGCTGCTGGCACAGGTAAAGAAGCTGGCCTGGGTGGCATGTCCCAGCAAGAGATTAACAATATCAACATGCTGAAGCAGATGGGGGTCAACATTCCCGCTGAAGCCATGGAGCGTAGCTTCCAGGTGGTGAATAAGATGAAGGATCGTGACGTGGGTCGTCAGATGCAGATGAACCAACAACTCGCTGGTCTTACTGCCCAACTGCAGCGCAATCTTGGTGGCATGCAACTTGCTGGTCAAGCCATGAATGTTGGTGGTGCCCTGACAGGCCAAATGCTTACCTCTAATCCCTACGCTGCCTCTGTGCTTCAGACGGGCGCTATTCGCGGTCCTATGGGCTGATAGGAGATTTACATGACCATCATGCCCGTACCAAAACCTCAAACAGGTTTTAAAACCGCTGGTACCTACATGGGAGCTTTTAGCAGCATTCCAGGATTGTTTGGATCAGAAGAATATAAAAATGCTTCGCCAGAAGAAAAAGCTTGGCTTCGTGAGTCTTATAATAAACAGCTTGATCCGGATGCAAAGCTTACAGAATACATAGGTGGAATGCTAGAGCAAAACCGATGGATGAACACCCCTGAAGGTCGCAAACAATTATTGGACCAGCAACTTGCTTTTGATAAAGCACGTGGTGAGCAGCAGATGAAATATCGCATGACCAATGACATTATTGGGAACTTGGGACAAGCTGCACGTGCCGCATTTGGTGGTTACGGTGTAAGTCCCGATTATCTTGGCCAAGCTGTTGGTAATGTCGGCAATGCTTACCTTGCCGGTTTACAAGCAGTGCCCCGTGTTGCCCCCCAAGTTGGACAACGTTATTTTTAATTTGTTAAATGGCAAGAGGTGATGAGTTCTATAATAGTTTCAGTGGTTCCCCATTTTCGGGAATAGATTTTGGCACTGGAGCTAATTTAAAACTCAGTGGCATTAAAAGTTTAGACGCAGCAAAGGGCACTGCAGGAGCATCAGGTATGGCATTTCCATTCATGGCTGCGGCTTCGTTAGGCAGCAGTGTACTTGGTGGTATCTTTGGCGGTAGGCAGGAAGCTCTGAATCGCCAATTAGCTGCTGACCTGGGCAAGATGCAAGCCGAAGCGGCTAAGCAAGCAGCCTTTCGTGGTGCACAATCAAATCAATGGAATACGATTGCCGCTCCTGAGTATCAATACCAACTTCAAAAACGTGCACGGGAATACGAAAATCTTTTCTTTGAACCGCAAGAAAGGTTTCTTCGCTCGGAAGAGCGTCAACAACAATTTAGAGATGAGCTTTCTCCAGAAGCCCGTGAGCTATCTGCACGGCGACGCTCTGGTGCATTAGCTGAACTTGCAGTGAAACGCCGTGCTATCACCGATGCAATGTTTGGTGCGCCAGTATTTAATTCATCTCGTTATTCAAATCCAGCTTATTTAGCCTAGATGCAAACAGCATAAAATAGATTAAAGAAATAGAGAAAACAAATGGGTGGCGGCGGACGCACAACTGTACAAGCTCCTCAGGAAAGCGCAGAACAGCGTGCGTATTACGCTGAACTTGCAAGAGATATTCAATACGCAAGGGATAAAAAAACTCAAGAAGAGGCTGCAGAGGCAACACGTAAAGCCAACTTGCGTTCAACAGGCATTAAAAACCTGGGTCAATATTCTAATATTTATCAGCAACAACTTAAGGCTGGAGCCTTAACTGCTGACCGAGCCAAAGAAGAGCTAGAAAAATATCAACAAAAATACGGGCTTGAAGCGGGCGACATTTCTGGTCAGCTTGCTGGAATTGAACAATATCAATTAGAGCAGTTACCACAGCAACGCGAAACACTTGTACAACGTGCGTTTCAGGATCTTTTGGGGCGCAAAGCATCGCAACAAGAACTTGATACTCGTCTTGGTGAAATTCAAAAATCAGGTGGCAAGCTTGATCTTGATGCAATTGCAACATCACTCAAATCCAGTGATGAATACAAGGAGAAAGTCGGCGGTAGCTACCTAGAAAATTACTATCGCAGTTACTTTGGACCTGGCGAAAAACAATTAGTAAAAGGCACAGATGGTGCTCCAGATTGGTATAAGAGCACTGGACGCTATACCATTTCTACTGGCGGAGCATTCTCTCCAACTCTTGATGAAGACCTTCAGAAAACAGTTGGCTTGAAATTTGGTGCGCTCCCAGATTCATTCACTGGTAGCGTTGCTGAAATTGAGCAAATGCAACAGAAATCTCGGCAACGAGATGAGTTTGCATACAACGCAGGTTTAACAAAGCTACAGGGTCAAATTGATTCTGACATTCAAAAAATTAAAAACAAAGGTACCCGTGAAGTTGCGGAAATTTCTTCCAAGACAAACATCTACGGATCACTTGCATCTGGTTTCTGGTAATAAATTAGATCCAGATTGCTATAATTTATCTAGTCCGTTAAATAAATAAGGATTAAAGCTATGCCAATGTCTTCGGCAGAATATAATCGCCTCCTTGGTGAAATCAACGCGGCTGGTGGTGTTGATGAAGCAACCAAAGCGGAACAACGTAAGCGTTTGTTTGAATCTGCTTACACTCCTTCTAGCTTTGACATGGGCGAATTTGAAGGACTTTTGGGTCGTCTTGAAAGTTCTAAAATGAAACAGCAACGCCAAAAGTCCGTGGAAGGCCGTCGTGACATCATGACAGGTGGTCTTGCTGGCATGATGAGCAACTTCTAATTCTTTTCAAATGACCGACGAAGAACGGCTGCAGACATATCGCGACGCCGCTGGTGCTGCATACAACTATCAAAAAAATCGTGGCGAATATCAAAGCCGCATTTCTGATATTGATGCAGACACCAGCCTTGATGACGCAACTAAATCGCGTCTAAAACAAGAAGCTGCAGATCGTTATTACGGCGGCAATACAGATGAAGCACGTGCTACTTTAGAGCTTGGCGCTGAATTTGGCGAAAAAGCAGCCAAATACAAAGGAGAGCAAGAACGTGCAACCATCTCAAAAGGAGCAGAAGAAACTCGGGCAGGAGTATCTCAAGCCCAAGAGTTCAAACAGCGAGATGAAGAGCGGGATTACCAGCAGTCCCAACGAGGATATAGATTCTAAAATTTTTGAATCTTGGGTAGATAATCTCGATTCTTCTACCCAGGAATCATTCCTTTGTTTTGTTAAAGATAATTACTCCGTTGTCGAGTGCTATCTTTATGCGCGATTCCTTGGTTATCGCGGTGAGATCTCTTACTGTAACGCCTGGTTAAAACAAAATTATCCTAAGCCTGATCACCGCAAAACTCTCCTAACAGAAATCGGAGAGATGCAAGAAGACATCAGAAAGCTCAGGGAAGATATCGAAAATTACGTGGTAAAACGCGACGTAGGTGTTGCGCGTATTGCTGCCATGCAAAAAGAATTGCGCAGCACAATTGCACAAGTAGAATCATTTACTTCTTTAAAAGATCGCAAAGGATTATTGATGGCTGGTGCTGACCGAGCCATGCGTGAACTCATGGCCATATTTAAAGATGATCCAATTGAAGGCCCGTTGCATGAAGCATCGATGAGCGTGTGGGCCAAGATGCAACTTGACGAATAGGTAACTTAAAATAATTAAAACCCTATAAGTAATGGGTGCTTCACGCTCTCAGATCCCCCTAGCGGGCTCTAAACGCCCGGTTACGCCAGGTGCTGGTATTCGTCCCAGCCCAACAGAAAACACTCTTCGTGGGCCCGCGCAGCCGTCTCGTGAGGTTCGCCCGGATACGGATCGTCCAGGAATTAAATTTGGTACAGGCACGTCCCATCGTTCTTTTTAATTAAATGTCTAAAGGTAAAATGCCGCCACAACTTCTTGAGCACTTCAAGAAAAAAGAAGCCAAGAAAGAAGATGGCACTGAGATGGACGATAAAGAAAAGCGTAAAGCTGCTCTTGAAAAAGCCAAGCAGTATCAAGAACAAAAACGTAAAAACAAGAAGTAGGCTAGTATTCAGGCAAAGCTGAATACATATGGCGCCTTCTCATCTTCATCTTGCTTATCGGCGTAATGCTCAGGCGGCAGCCAAGAATCACAAAGTACGCAAAAGCAATAACGAAGAGTTTTTACAAAAAGCCAGAGAAGATTTCAACTACTTTTGTGAGTACGTTGCTGACAAACCACCTGCAAATCACCACAAAGAGTGGAACCGAAAGCTGGTAACAAACGAAGATAGTTCCTGTCTTATTAAAATTGCAGGGCCCAATATTGATCTATTGGGTCCCAGGGGCTCGGCAAAAAGTACAGTCCTTGGTTTGTTTACAGCATGGGCTATTGGTGTTCACACAACAGCCAAGAAACCACTCCAAATTCTTTATTTGTCATATACCGTTGACATTGCGCGATCTAAATCAGCAACTATTAAGCGGATCATTGAGAGTAAAAGATATCAAGAAGTTTTTCCGTCGGTCAAACTTCTGAAAAACGTAACTAGTAATGAGTACTGGTCAATTGATCATAAATTTGCAGGTATTGATACTACAGGTGACGAACAGTTTACGCTTTGTGCAGCGGGTCTTAAAGGCTCTGTGACCTCAAAACGTTCGCATCTCTGCTTAACCGGCGATACACTAGTGAAGACACACGTTGGCAACGTGCCAATTTCTTTGCTTTATGAAAACCCAAATCAATACAAAGTTGCAGTTAGAAACTCAACCACAAATCAAATTGATTGGAGCGACGTGGCAGCAGTTACAAAACGTCGTGCCAAAGGAATTGTTGAGCTTACAACAGCCTCTAACAATCAAATTTACGCAACTCCCGAGCACCCTTTCGTTACGGCGGACGGAAGGCAAAAAAGGGCAGGAGATCTTGGTACAGGGGATGTCCTTGTCAAGTTTTCCAGCGGGAAACAAAATCAAAACATGCTTAGCTTGCGGCAAAATAAAAAGAAAAACACAACGCATTTGCGAAGCTTGTTACAAAACGACTCAAGGATTTCAAGTCGAGCTGGAATGTCCTACTTGCCTGAAAATGTTCAGCGTAACGTCCAGCAGGCTTTCTCAACGTTTATCGCAGAATCCTCTTGTTATACATTGCAGCCATCAATGCGCCGGTGCAACAAGAAGAACTCTTCCACTGAAAACTTGTCAATATTGCCAGGGGCAATTTCGTCCTTTAAGCAAACGCACAACATGTTGCTCCAAGGAGTGTGCGAATGCTCTTCACTCCAGGCGGATGCAAAAAACCGGAAACAGCAATTATCGACATGGGTGCTTGACCAACGACTTCAAAAAGTTGCGCCCGTTAATTTTGCAGAGGGACAATTTTATGTGCGCGGGATGTGGTACGACGGAAAAAAAGTTGTCCTTAAAAAACGATACCACGAGGACAAATCTTTGTGTTCACCATATAGATCACCAGAGAACAAACAATATCCTCAGCAATTTGATTACGTTGTGTCGTCAGTGCCATGTGGCCCATCACCAGATAACAGACAAAGCTGGGAGGCCGAGCCCATTTCCCGAGTTGAGTACTTTAGCGATCGAGAGGAGTATGTCTATGACCTTGAAGTAAATCATAAAGACCATAATTTTATTGCCAATGGTCTCAATGTTTTGAACTGTATTATCGATGACCCGATCAAATCGGCATCTGACATTGCAAATCCAGATATCCGCAAGATCATGCAGGACAACTGGAATGCAGTGATCGCACCCACCATGTTTGAAGGTGGACGGGCCATTTGCCTTGGTACACGCTTCCGCCATGATGATGTACATGCGACAACTTTTAATACGCAAAATAATTGGTCTCAAATTGTTCTTTCGGCCATTCTTAATAATGAAATTACGGGCGAGGAAGAATCCTATTGGCCAGAAATGTGGTCATTGGACTACCTAAAAGAAAAGAAAAGACAAGCTCCTATTGCTTTTTCTTTTCAGTACATGAATCAAATTGTTCGTCAAAACGAACTTTCCCTTGCTCCAGAACTACTTGTTAAAGCTGAAATTGCAACAGAGTTTGATGCGCTAGGCGTAGGGGTTGATCTATCTGCTGGAACGAAAGAGAAAAATGATTACACCGTATTTGTTTTGGGCGGTCGTATTGGCGATACTATCCATATTATTGATTATCGCCGTATGCGTGTAATGGGCAACCTTGAAAAACTAGATGCCCTTAAAGAGCTTCTCAATGACTGGTGCGTACTTGGAAAAGATGAGAATGGTAATTACTTCCCAACATATTCAACCTGTGACGTATGGAGCGAGGCGGTACAGTACCAGGCGTCCCTGGAGGCTGACTTCAAACGTGTGTGTTTAAACGGTGAAGGTCTTTATAACTTAATTTGGCATCCTGTTAAAGGATTCCGCGCCGACAAACTGGCCCGTTTCCGTGGAATCATGGGCATGTTTGAAGATCGTAAAATCATCTTTAACCGCTACCGTAATTTCACAAATATGTTTGAAGAACTCACAAACTTTGGTGTTAGTAGTCACGACGATACGGTAGATGCATTGGTCTGGCTTGTTACCGGACTGTCTAAAAAAAGTCAATTACAGTTTGATTACTAAAATTAGAATGGTAAAAAAGCTTTGGTCAAGTGGGTCCCGAGTATCTCGCCTTAGTCATAACGGCGGTTGGCTCTGCTGTAACAGGCGCGAGCTGGGTTATGAATAAATTTTTAAGCCGTGCATATGAACGCGTTAGAGACGTGCAAGAAGAAATGCATCGACAAGATGAAAAAATCAAATCACTTGAAGAGAATGTCAATAGAATGCCTTTGGAGTACGTGTTAAAAGTTGATTTTTTAAGAGAAATTCAAACAATGCACGACAACTTTAAGCAAATCAATATTAAGCTTGATAAGCTTATGGAAAAGCTTTTGGCAAAATGAGCTACATTCTTGAGGTCCAGGAAGATGACAACGGTGATTTGTTCATCACGTTTCCCGACGACCTGATTGAGGAATTGGGCTGGGAAGAGGACGATATTCTTGAGTGGAATATTAAAGGAGATGGAGTTGTATTGAGTAGACTAAATGAAATGTCGGGATATGAAATCTTAGAGGATTGACATGGCTGGTTATTACGGCGGATTCATGGGCAACGAAGCAGGCATGATTGCCGGTGGCCCAAGCTTTGAAATTAATAAACGCCCTGGTGCATTAGGCGGCAGATCAGGTGAGCAACTGAAGCGCCTTTATGAAGGTGGTACGCAGCAAAATCAACAGCTAAATGATGAGCTGCTACGTCGTGGGATCATGCCTGGCGCAGGTCCCCAACTTCCACTTGCTTATGGTGGTCTGCCAGGTGATGTAGGTAATATGGCAGGGCTAGTAAACAATCAATTTTACGCAGGTCCTCAGTACGGACAAATGCCCACCGGCTTCCAAAATAAATTTGTTTCCTGATGAAAAAGAAAAAGCTAGTTAAACAAGCCCTGGAACATCCAGAGCTACATACCGAGGGAGAACTAGCTTTCTTTAAGCGTTGGCTACAAGAAAAGAAAGAGAAGAAAGCTGCTAAGATCAGTTTACAAAGTGAGGAAAATACTTAATGGCTGCTGACGCTAAAGCCAGGCTTCAAGAAATTATTAATGCCTACATCGACAAAGACAGTTCTACGGTTGTCGATACTGGTGTTGTTGCCTCGCATTTAGCGCAGATGAAAATGTTCGGCATCCGCCAGGGTGTTGAATTCTTTCCCAGCCAGGATAACTTTGGTAACCAACGCAAAGATTTTATTGATCGCGTAATTAAATACAATCAAATCGATGTTCGCCTTGATTCCATCTGGGATTATTTCCTTTGTGATGGAAAAGGTCTTTTTTACATTCGTCCAACTAAAATCAACTATCGGATTTATTACTTCCGAGAGCATGAATACCGAACGTTCTACAACGTAGACGGCGAGCTTGATGAAGTTGTGGTGATCTACAGCTATAAAATTCGTCGTCCAGGCGGATTTGGTGCTGACATTAATCAAACAAATTTAACCGGAAAATCTATCGGAGATAACAACGGATCGCGTCGTTACATCCGTCTGTCAATTAAAAGAAAAGAAATTAAAGAAACTCATTCGGAAGGCGAGTTGTCTTTTGATCTTCCTGAATACGCTGTAACAGGCAAAACGAAAACGTTTAAGAATACACTCGGTTTTATTCCTTGCGTTGAAATCTTTAACAACCCCAAAGGCTTTGCTAATGAGGGTGTTGGTGAATTCGATGCGATGGCAAACCATATTGTCACGCATGACGAAATGGTTCGCACCATGCGTAAGAACGTTCAGTTCTTTGGTAACCCAACCCTTCTTTCTTCTCGTCCCAAGACAGATCTGATTGAGGCCGGTGGAGATTCTGTTGTTCAACGTCCTTCTATTGCGGCAAACTCTGGTTTTACAAGTCCTTCTCAATTAAGCGCATCAATGTTTAAGGCTGATCCAGTTAGCCGTGGCGTTGATGGACAGATCCGTGTTCCACGTATTATTGCAAACCTGGAACCAAATGATCGTGTTGGTTACATTGTCCCAGATGCTATCACTGGTGATCAAAATCAATTTGCTCGTCAATATCGGGAAGAGATTCGTACAGCCCTTGGAGGCGTTGACGAGCTTTCTATTTCTGCAGGCGTGACCGCAACAGAGTATAAATCTTTGTTTGGTCGCGTTTCTGCAACTTCCAAGAAAAAAGCAAACGCAATTTATACATACGGCATTTGTCGTTGCCTTGAATTAATTATTTACCAGGAAGAGCAAATGTTCCGTCAATCATTGGCGGCTGCCGCTGGTATTGAAAAACCTATTGATCTGCCTGAAGATGCAAGCGAAGCAGATATTAACGGCTACAAGGAAGCAATGAAAATATTTAACGATCAAATCAAAGAGATCATGATGGCTTGCGTGGAAACAAAAATGATTCCACCAGGTGTCATTGGCCTTATTCCTGATGGCGACGTAACAATGTTATGGCGCTGGACTGGTCCTGTGTATGAAGATTCAACGCAGGATATTCTTAACAACTCTATTGTTGTTAGGAACCTTCAGGAATTAGGTGTTGATAGCATTGAAGCACTGAAATACCTCTTTCCGTCTAAAACGGACGAGGAAAGGGCCGAGATGTTATCTGGGTTCCCGTTCAGGATGGTGAATGAATTGCAGAATGCATATTCTCAATTTGCTCGCCTTGTGGGGGGAATGATGCAGACTCCCCACCCGCAATCACCGGATTTACCGATGGCTGCGGATCCGCGATTGGATTTAACCCCATATCTGTATCGCACCTTAGAAGCATTACAAAAGGAGATGAGTTATGCAGGACGCTACCGTCCAATCGATCCCACAGACGAGCCCAGCACCAGTAGCAGTAGCCCCGAGCAGCTACGTGGTGGCAGCTCCGGCAGCTCAGGCACAAGCCCCCAGCTACCAGGCAGCTCCAGTGGCTTATCAGGTGGGTACCAGCTACCCCCAAGCAGTTCCACAGGCGAGCCCCAGTTACCAATCCGCCCCTACTCAGTACGCCCCCCAATCCCAACCGACTTCGGAACCGGCGGGGAATCCCTGGGAATCGGCGTTCAACAAGGTGGTGAACCTGCTGAGCGCACCAGTTCAATCCCCGTTCCAGGCTCAACCATCGATTCCGCCGACTCAATTTACCCCGGCGAATTACGGCCAAGTCAACAGCCCAGCTATGCAACCATCGGCTCAGCCGACTTGGTCGCCCAGCCAGGATTACTCTCCCAGCTCTTCCCAAACCTCTTCGGGTCCCTCACTGGAGGCGATCGCGGATTACCTGGGGATGGGGCAGGAAAGCCGCCAAGTAATCGACGCGTTCGGAATCGAAGCTCCCGCCGTCCTAAATAACTACGCCGTCCAGCTTGAGCAAATGCTGGATAGTGCTGTAACCTGGGGCGAACGTGCCCAAAATCTGATCGTTGGTTATGCCAACTTTGCAGTTAATGAGCACCAGGAGAATCTTGCTTATAACGAGATTCTGACCAATCCTGATGTACTGAGCGATTACACCCTCAAGTTCTTCGGTCCTGAAGGTCCTTGCCCGGTGTATGAAAGCGAAGCTGAACTGGAAACCCGTGGTTATCCCACCACCTCTGCTTACGGTCAGGTTGGTGAGTTTCCTGCTCCTCCCGCTGCAGCCGCTCCTCAGCAGCCTGAAAACTTCTGGGGCACCTTCAACGAAATGATGGCGCGTGATCCCCAGAATGCCTGGCGTGTTCTGAATCAGGCTCAGCCTCAAACTGTTGCCAACAAACTGTTCGTGATGGAGTGATTCAGTGTTAGCCGGTAAATACGGACCACTGATTGGAGCTGCTACCGGCGCTGTTCTCGGCGCTGGTGGCTCCCTTATTGGCAATGTAATGGATGACGAACGAGGCGAAGGCACTCTTCGTTTGGGCATGGAAGCACTTAATGCGGCTTCCCTTGCTGCAGTGCCAGGTTTTGTTGCAGGTCTTGCGCCACGTGCTCAGGTCCTTGGCAAGAAAAATGCCATTGATGCGATCCGTGCTGCCAGTAAAGCTCGGCGTTCCGGTGACACTGCTGCTGGTGCAGCAAAGATTGCTGCTCAACAAGCTGTGAATAGTGCTCGTACGCTGCCAACAACCCTTGCGGTTGGTGGTGGTTTAGCGGTACCTGTTGCTGCTGGTATTGGTGGCCTTGCCGGTGGCGGTGGTGCAGACATCTACAACGCCATTGGAATTCCTGGAATGCAACAAGGAATTAATCCTGAATCCTACGGTTCCAGTAACATGCAGCTGGTCTAATTTGCTTATTTAATTAAAAAATTAGATCCTGCTAAAATTTGTTTTAGATAAGACAAAACTTGTCTAAATCTTTCACCCACAAGTCCTGCGACTCTGGAGGATATTAAAAAGTGTTTCTTGATACAGATTTCCCAAAAATCCTTGGTGCGGAACTTTACCGTCCGCATCCTGCATACATTGCTGAAATGGCAGTAGAGCCGGTGGTCGTTCACGACTTCACCCGCCAGCCTGGTCAAACCGTTCAGCTCGATCGCTATAAGTTCTGGGGTACTCCTGGCACGAAAGATAGCCGGGAGCGTATTGCCGATCAAACTATCGGTACCGCCAACAGCCGCAACATCACCAAGGAAAAGGTCCTTGTTGTACTGAAAGAGTACACTGGTCCTGCTGATCCGGGTGATCCGACTCAGCCCAGCACCTTTAAGATTGCTCGTGAGACTCTGATTACCGCCCAGCGCATGCTGCTGGACACTGGTAATCTCAACATGTTCCACCAGTCGATCGGCAGCCTGACCCTGCTCGACGACTATCGCCGTTGGCGTGATCGCGTGTTCATCGATGAACTCGCCAAAGCTGAAGCCAATGGTGCTGCCTCTACTACTCAAGGTGGTTACTACTTCCCTGGTAGCAAGGTCAAAGATTCCTCGGGTCGTATCTCTTACACTAGCACCGAGTACGGTGATGAAGTGCAGCAGTTCCAGGTGCGTACTGACCTGCTGACCGTGGTGAAAGACCTCCGTAAGCGTAACGTTCCTACTTACGCCGATGGTCTGTATCGCTGCATTTGCGATCCCACCTTCATGATGCACCTGCGTCGTGATCCTGACTTCCGTGAGATTGCCCGTTATGCTGGCAACCCCGGTCAGGGCATGTACATGGGTAATCCTGGGATGCCCAACAACGCCAGCTTCTACATGGGTCCCCAAGCTGGTCAGGGTTATTTCCTGGCTGGTGAACCCGTCATGCCGACTGGTGTGCAGTTTGAAGGTGTGAAGTTCTTCGAGTCGACTAACTTCCCGACCAAGAGCATCAACACTTCGTTCAATGGTGGTTCCACCTACACTTCGCAAGAAGTGGCCCAAGGTTACTTCTTCGGTCCTCAAGCTGTTGGTGTTGGTATCGGTGGCCCGAACGCTCAGGTGCTGATCAACAACAACGATGACTTCAGCCGTTTCATTATTCTGATCTGGCAACTGTACGCTGGTTTTGAAATTCTGAATAAGGATTTTGTTACCACTGCTTTCAGCTACGTGTCCGACGACGGCACTGTTTGATAATTCTCAACACAAACAATAAGGAGAAATAAATGACTTATTTGTCTGCTAAAAAGATCTTCCCTGGTAACTGGGCAGAACCCCTGAACGGTTGGTACAAGAACATTGATGCCGACTATGCTGGCACTGATGACGGTTCCAAGGGCGGCCCCACTTCGGTGCTGGCTGTCCCTGGCTATCGTTACTTCCAGCAGCGTGGTTACGTTGCCGTGACCGCTACTTCTGGCGCTGGTCCCGTTTCGAGCGCAAGCGTGATCGTTCCCTCGCCTTATCGTCAGGATGACACCCGTCCTGACATTACCGGCATGGTGATCTCTGGCAGCACTACCCTGCCTGCTTACGTGTATCGCGCCACCATCTCCGTTGCTTCTGGCTGGGGTGATGGCCGTGTTGCCTCTGGTGTGTATGCCGCTACCGGTAACGTGATTTCGTTCGGTCGCAGCAATGGTGGTAGCCCCACGGCTGCTTCTGGTGATGCTGAAGGCGTGGCGCAGGCTAACCTCGCTTCCACCGTGTCTGGTACCCAAGCAGGCGAAATCTATTTCGCTGGTGGTTCTGCTGCTTATAGCACCAATCCCTTCCTCACCGCCTCTGGTGCCGCTGGTGTAACGGCCAGCAACATCAACTACCCGGTGTCTGGCGCTACTACCTTCAGGGTGTTCGCTAAGCGTGGTGCAGATGCTACCGCTACTTCCGGTGGTTTCTACATCTCTAGCGGTGACTCTAGCGCTGGCCGCACCGGTTATCTGGTTGTGGAAGTGTGCTACGTCCAGCCTGATGTTGCTCCTGGCTACGAAGACATTGATGGCTATCTGACTGGCCGCACTGTTAGCTGATTGGGGTAAACTAGGACCAGAGATTTAATCCTGGTCCTTATGCTCTATAAACACAAAAAAAATGGTGCTCGTGTCAAAGTTGTAAGCGAATGGGATAACGGCGACTGGTTCATGGTCGAAGATCAGGATGGTCGCCTTTATACCGTTTACAAGACCGAGATCGAACCTGACGAAAATGCAACCAAAAAGGTGCAGACTCTTCAGGTAAAAGATAAAGCAGCTCAAGAGGAAGCTCGTACGTTCC